TTCTCGTTTCGCTTTTGTTGCTAACGAACGCGTTACTCCTCGTTACAATTTACATAACACGTTAGTTATTGGATATACCGTGGACGGTCAAGTACGACCAATGGACGGGCTCGGTTCTCTTATTACTTTTCAGTCGTTAAATGATGGAATACTCAACGTAAGCGGTCGCACAATTCGCGCGGCACTCGACGCGCAATACGCCGCAAGTGTGGCGGCTAAAACTCCGGTACAGACTGGCTATATTAAAAATACCGGCGCAGATTTACCGGAAGATCAAATTGTAGGATTACTGAGCAAGTGGAAATCTGCACGTTTACAAAATAACGTTGGTACTTAAATAGCGCATTAGATTTTAAGACAACAAGCTTTAGCCCTAAAGAAATGGGCTATAACGAGATGTTGCAATTCCTCGCTACCGAAATAGCCAGGGCTACAAATATTCCGGCGTATATGTTAAGTGCCGATATGAATAACAGTCTTACTTATGCGAACGTCATAGATGAGCGTCGTCAATTCGTTGATATGTCGCTCCGTCCGTACATTGAAGCGATAGAGGGACGCTTATCTATGAACGATATAACCAACTCTCAAAATTATGTACGCGCAGGGCTAGATGACGGGTTCCTAAGGTCAGACGCTCTAACACGCCTAGCCATAATTGAGAAAATGCTGGCTTTAGGACTTATTACGTTAGATCAAGCTAAAGAAATGGAGGACTTGACGCCTAATGGATCAAGCGAAATTACTAACCTTTAGCGGAACTATCGAAGCGAGCGATTCAGCTCGCCGAGTTATCTCCGGTAAAATTGTCCCGTTCGGTGAGATAGGACAAACCTCAGCGGGTGCCGTCGTATTCGAGAAAGGCTCTATCGCCATTCCTAACGAGCGATTTAAGCTCTTACTCGAGCACGATCCCAAGCAACCTATCGGCCGGGCTATAAATATCCAACAGAGCGACTCCGGTATCTACGCGCAATTTAAGGTAAGCGAAACCTCGCGCGGTAATGACGCACTCGTAGAAGCCTCCGAATCTTTGCGCGACGGTTTAAGCGTGGGCGTTCTTGTTGATAAGTCCACCGAACGAAACGGCGTAATTTACGTCAGCGCCGCCCGTCTCCAAGAGACAAGCCTTGTCCACACCCCGGCCTTTAAGTCGGCCGAAGTCCTTAACGTTGCCGCGAGCGAAAGCGAACCGGAAACCACAGAAGAAGAAACCCAACCAACCGAAAGTGAGGCGAGCGTGGAAAACGCTACCCCAACTCCCGAGGTAGAAGCCGAGAAGGTAGAAGCCTCACGCCCTAGCGTCGTAGTAACCGCTATGGAAGTAAGACACCCTATCCGCACAAAGGCGCAGTACCTAGAGCACTCCATTAAGGCGAGCCTCGGTAATGACGACAGCCGCGATTATGTTCGTGCCGCAGACGCTCAAGCGTCAAAGGCTATGAACTTTGCAGATGATTCCTTTACCACTAACCCGGCTTTCTCTCCGGTTCAATACGTCCCGACGGTCGTAGATACTCTTATCGGATCACGTCCAGCTATTGACGCTCTCGGCGGTAGCCGTGCGCTTATGGCTAGTGGAATGACCGTCTCTATTCCAAAAATTACTACCCCTGGCACCGTTGCAGAAACCGCCGAGGGTGGAGCACCTTCCGAGCAAGGTATCGTTTCCGCTTACGTAAACGCGACAGTTAAGAAATATGCCGGTTTACAGCGCTACTCAGTCGAACTTATTGAGCGTTCAGACCCCAGCTTCTTCCAAGCTATGCTCGACAATATGACCCGCGCCTACAACAAGGCAACGGACGCCGCAGTTATCGCCGAAATTACAGCGGGTGGAACTCAAGCCGCTACTACTGCCGCTTCTAGCGCCGGTATTATTTCGTTCGTTTCTACCGAAGTACCGGCCGCTTACAGCGCAACCGGCGAACTTCCAACCGTCTATATTGCGGGAACCTCACAATGGGGCTTGCTAATGGGTGCGGTTGATTCCACCGGCCGCCCAATTTACAACGCGGGAAGCCCTTACAACAGCGGCGGAAATGCGAACCCACAAAGCCTACGCGGTAACGTGCTCGGCCTTGATCTCTACGTGGACGCTAATATGGTTGCAACAACCATTGACGAGTCAGCGTTTATTTGCGTTCCTTCAGCTATCGCAATTTACGAGAGCCCGGTTCTCCGACTCTCTACCAATGTCCCAGTTTCAGGTGAAATCGAGACAATGCTTTACGGATACCTCGCAACCAAGACTCTCGTCTCCGGTGGTCTCCGACGCTTTAACCTCACCTAATACAAACCTAGACCCCTACCCTCGCGCCTAGTCCCGCGGGGGTAGGCCTCAACGAGTAAGGAGTCCCGAGTATGGCGGCAACGTATATAACCAAAGCGGAGCTACGTACAATTTTGGGGATCGGGACTCTTTACACGGACGCAGTCGTAGAGGAAGTCTGCCAAGCGTCCGAGGACTTAATTAAGTCGTTTCTATGGTTTAACAATGTGCCAGTATCTGGCCACCAAGTCGCCACGACTAACGTAGCAACTCTTACGACCCCAATACCTCACGGCTTTAACGTGGGACAGACCATAGTAGTTACAGGGTGCGACTCGCATTACAACGGCTCCAAAACTATTACTGCCGTAACCCCTTTTAGCCTAAACTATGCAGTAACTCACGCGGTAGAGGATTATCACCGCATACAACCATACGGCAAGATTCAGGGGCCCTTCCACGCCGACGACTACGCAACGGTTCCAGCGGTGCGCGAGGCTACCGCTACCGTTGCCGTTACGATATGGCAGAGCCGACAAGCTCCGGGATCAGCGGTGGCAACCGTGGACGGCTACATAGCCTCGCCTTACACTTTAGGAAATACGTTAATCGCTAAAGTACGCGGCATACTTGCCCCGTATCTTTCGCCTTCCGGTATGGCGGGCTAATGCCAGCGACCATAACGACGCTACGCGCAGACTTAAAAACCGCGCTCACTAATGCCGGAGTATGGGACGTTTACTCTTACCCTCCACCAACTCCCACGGCTAACAGTATTACGATCGCACCCGACGAGCCCTATATCCGCGTACAAAGTAACCAAAAGCTGGCTATAGCTCCGGTCGTACGCTTTAAGCTTCTACTGGCGGTTCCGCTTTTTGATAATCAGGGGAACCTTACGCAAATCGAGGATTACATAGTTGCCCTAATGGCCAAGATGAACGCCGCGACAACTCTTACGATCCACGTCGGAGACTTTAGCGCCCCGGGCATATTGGAAACCCCAAGCGGCAATTTATTACAGACCGAGTTACCTATCGAAATTATCACAGGTTGGAGTTAAACAATGGCAACGTACAAAGTGCTAACAGATAATGAACTTGCGGGAGTTGGTCAGGGTGGAACCCTTACCGATTCTCAGCTAGAAGGTTGGGACGTCCCCGGCCTTATCAAGACCGGCATACTTGAAGAAGTAGCGTCGGCACCGACAAAGAAAGATAAGGAGTAATCAAGTGGCCGTTTATTTTGCACAAAATAGCTACTTCAAGTTGGGGACGTATGATCTATCTAGCGTCGTACAGTCCATTAGCTTAAATATCAACTATGAACAACTCGACGTAACAGCCTCCGGAGATACCAACCGAAAGTACCTCAAAGGCTTGGGAGCTCATCAAATCAGCGGTACCTTATTTTTAGATCAAGCCACAATTGGCACAGGTGCTACACGTGCCGTTCTTGATTCTTTGCAGGGTACTTCCGCGGCTTTCGAGCTCGCCCCTAATGGTTCGACCGCTTCATCGACGAACCCGGTCTATAAGGGCTCTTGCTTTGTTAATGGGTATACCCCAGTAAACGGAACTATCGGAGACGTAGCGACCGTGGACTTTACGTTTGATGTTACGGCGACAACCGTCGGCGGATTCCCCGCGACTTCATAACAGCGACTAGAAAGGGCTAGAAAATGGCGAAGTTAATAATCACGCGAAACACCGGGGTAGTCGAACACTACGAGATTACCCCGGCTATCGAAGTAGCTTTTGAGGCATACGCCAAGAAAGGAATCAACCGAGCTTTTAGAGAAGATGAAAAACAAACCGACGTTTACTACTTATGCTGGGAAGCGATTAAACGCTCCGGGCAGACCGTCCCACCGTTCGGCGAGGCTTTTCTCGAAACTCTTAAAAGCGTGGAGGTAGCAGAGAGCGACCCTTTAGGTGGGTGAGCGATCAACAGACGCTCACGTATCAAATAGCGGCCGTATCAGTAGAAACAGGAATACCGCCGCAAGCATTGGCCGAGGCAAGCCCGGAGATGTTAGCGGCAGTATTTAGAGTATTACACGATAGAGCGGAGGCGGTGAAGCGTGCCAGTCGTAGCAAAAGTCGAAGGGTTAGATGAGGCCGTCGCCTATCTGAAAGTTTTTGATCAGGAAACCTTAAAAGCTATGAATAAAGAAATGTATAGCGTAATGAAAGGTTTAGTTCAAGAAAGTCGCTCAATGGTTCCTACCGGTACGCCTATGTCCGGTTGGGGCAAAAAATCTCTTACCGGTGGTTTATGGGCTTCCGATTTAGCCTATACGCAAGGAAAAGTAAGGACGGGCATTAAGAGCGAGTTGAAGCCGGTACGACTTAAAGGCTTGGACACCAAAGAACGAGCCTATTTATTAGTTCAAGGAAACGCGGCCGGAGCTATCTTTGAGGCGGCCGGTCGTAAAAATCGTAACGGCCAACCTTGGAACCCTAAGAGTACGTCGAAAAAAGTCAGCCACTCCACCAACCCAAATGCCGGTAAACAATTTATAGAAAATATCGTCAATTTTTCCGGCTCGGTTGTTATCGGAAAACAAGGCCGTATAGTGTGGAAATCGGTGCAGGATAACCGAGCAGAGATAACGGCAAAAATGGCGGCAGTAGTGGCAAAGTATCAGGCTATGATTAACGCCAAGTTAGCGCGGTCGTAATGGTTATTAAGGTACCCGTAGTCCTTACCTACAATAATAAAGGAACAAAAGAGGCGAGTAAAGACCTTAAAAAGTTTGACGCAAGCCTTAAAAAGTTTGGCTTAGCTCGTAAGTTGTCGCTCGCCGGTTTAACCACCGCTACGACCGCTTTGGCTAAAGCTTCCATAAGCGCCGCTATCACGGAAGAAAAGCAAGCCAAAAGTCTTAGTCTTACTCTTAAAAATCTTGGCAAGTCTTACGCCGCGTTGCCCGTTGCCGATTTTGTTGGAAAATTACAATTCGCTACCGGCGTTTCAGAGGATCAACTCCGACCCGCTTTACAAAGATTACTCGTCAGTACCAACGACGTAACCAAATCGCAAGACCTATTAAAACTAGCTTTAGATATTTCAGCGGGTTCCGGGAAAAATCTGGAAACAGTAACGGCGGCACTCTCTCGCGCTTATTTAGGCAATAACACCGCCCTAAGCCGCTTGGGGGTTGGCTTAACAAAAGCCGAACTCAAAGTAGCCAGCTTTGACCAAATCACCGCCAAGCTTGCAGACACCTACCGGGGACAAGCCAGCGAAGCGGCTAAGACTTTTGGCGGTCAATTAGCGATTCTTAACGTTGCCGTAGATGAAGCAAAAGAAAAAGTAGGCGTCGGTCTGATAGACGCTATCCAAAGACTTAGCGGAGACGAGGGCGTCCGGGGGTTACAAAACGATATAGACGGCCTTGCCAATTCTTTTCTAGGTTTGGTTAATATTATCGAGCGAAGTATTGGCGCACTTAAAACCCTGAGCGGTAAAAATTGGATAGATAACATAACCAAAAATCTACCTAAGTCCGAAACTTCACTTTTTGGAGTGGACTTACGTGGTGGGCCACTCGGTATCTTGCAACAATTAACCGGGGGTGCGGGCAGACCATTAAGTAGCGCCGGAAGTGCCGCAAAACCTAGCGCGCTGGGCGAAGAACGTAAAGCGATAGCGGCCGGCAAAGTGGCGGTCAAAATTAACCAACAAGCCGCCGCCGCCAAAGCAAAAGAGTTGGCCGCTCAACGTGCGCTGGCTATGAGCAAGAAGCTCGCCGCCAAGTTTGACCAAGAGAACATAGCGATAGAGGCCGCCCTTAAAGGCAAGTTATCCGAGGAGGATCGCGCCCGGCTTTTGGCTATGAAGGCCCTCAAAAGCGAAAGCAAAGCCGACGACGAAAAAGCTCTTAACGATTTAGAAGAATTACAAAAGAAAGCGGCCGCCGCCGAGCTTGCCCGCATTAAAGAGGTAGAAGCCGCTAATAGCGCCGCGAGCTCCAAACGTAAAAGCGAGCTCCAAGCTTTGCAAGAGTGGCTCGCCTCGAACCCGCTACGTGCCTATATCAACATTATCGGGCCTAGTGGAAGCGCCGTAACGGTTCCTCGGGACTTTGGCGCCCCACCAATGAGCAACGCCGCACCTACTCCCCCGGTTACTAACGCTACCGCTGGCATACCTTCCGGGACGGGAACCGTGGCCGCAAGCGGCGGGAACAATATAACGGTGAACGTCAACGCGGGGACCGTTGCCGACGAGAATAAACTTACTTACATAATTGCCGATCAGATAGTCAAGTACGTGCGCTTTGGTGGGGTAACGGCTCCCGCCGGGTTTATCTAATGCCACTCCCGACGGTCAAAACCGTCGTAAACTTCAGCTCGGGCGCGAGTTTTGGCCAGACCCTAGTACTAGGTACCGGCATACTCGACCAAGACGTACTAGGCGACGCCGCGGCTCTTATTGTAGACGTTACCGGGCAGGTACAAAATATACAGATAACCCGGGGCCGTAATCTTTTAACCGAGCAATTTCAGACCGGGACAGCGACCATAGTTTTAGCCGATCAGCTTGGCTATTGGAACCCTCAAAATACCGCCGGGCCTTATTACGGCCAACTCTTGCCCTTACGTAAAATACAAATTAGCGCGATAGACCCGGCGACCTCTACCTCGTATTACCTATTTTCGGGGTATATCACTTCCTACAATTACCGACAGAGCCAAGACGTCGGAGAAGTCTCGACGACCACCCTCACGGCCTTAGACGCGACTCAGCTCCTTACCCTTGCCACCGTTTCGACCGTAACCGGCGCAGTAGCCGGAGAGACAACCGGCGCTCGCTTTGGCCGTATTTTGGATACGATCGGTTGGCCTAGTGGCCAGCGGGACGTAGATACAGGGCTTACGACAGTCCAAGCCGACCCCGGCACCGCTCGCACCGCCTCGGCCGCACTCTCTACCGTTGCCCTTACCGAGTTTGGGGCTTTCTATATTGACGCGGGAGGTAACGTCGTCTTTCAGGATCGCAACGTAACGGCGGGCTCTATTGCGGGCACTCCGACCGCTTTCGTGGATACGGGAGCCGGTATTCGCTACTCAAACGCCGATTTTAAGTTGGACGATTCACAAATCTTCAACCAAGCCAACGTAACGGCCGGAGCTATTACCGCCACCTACAAAGACCAAACTTCCATAGATACGTACTTCCTGCATACCTACGACGCTAACGGCCTGATTATGAACACTTCAACGGAGGCCGATAATTGGGCTCGGGCTATGGTGGCAAGCCGAAAAGATACAACAATTCGGTGCGATTCGATTACCCTCAACCTTAATACACCGAGCTACACCTCGGGAATTACCGCCGCTCTAAGCCTGGATTATTTCGACCCGATTACGGTAACGCAGACTCAACCCGGAGCGTCCAGCATTACAAAGACTTTACAGATATTCGGAGTCGCGCACTCGATTAACTACCTGAACCAAAGTTGGTTTACGCGGTTTACCACCGCTGAGCCTATTCTCGACTCGTTTATATTAAATAACGCGCTTTACGGTGTTTTGGATCAAAACGTACTATCATACTAACAGGGGGATAAGTGGCAAAACAGACTTTTACGACGGGCTCGGTATTAACCGCGGCTCAAATGAACACATTACAGGCGAACGATT